GGCGCAGGTTCAGAAACTACTGGTACTGGCATGGAAACTGGTGCTGCTGAAGCATTAGGCGACGGCGTTGGCGCTGGATTCGCAGAAATGGCCTTCTCAATCGAGAAAGTAACCGTTGCTGCTAAGTCACGTGCTTTGAAAGCAGAATACACTACTGAGCTTGCTCAAGATCTTAAAGCCGTTCACGGTTTGGATGCTGAGACAGAACTTGCTAACATTCTTCAGTCTGAGATCCTTGTGGAAATCAACCGTGAATTAGTTCGTACAATCTACGGCACAGCCGTTGTTGGTGCAGCTGCTACAGCCGCTCCTGGTACTTTCGATCTTGACGTTGACGCAAACGGTCGCTGGTCTGTAGAGAAGTTCAAAGGCCTAATGTTCCAAATCGAACAAGAAGCTAACAAGATTGCTCAGCAAACTCGTCGTGGTAAAGGTAACTTGGTTATCTGTTCTTCTGACGTAGCTTCTGCATTGCAAATGGCTGGTGTACTTGATTACACACCTGCTCTTAACGCTAATGCTTTGCAAGTAGACGATACAGGCAATACTTTTGCTGGTGTTCTTAACGGACGTTACAGAGTTTACATCGATCCATATGCTGGCGCAAACTACTTAGTAGTTGGCTACAAAGGTTCTTCTTCATTCGACGCGGGCTTATTTTATTGCCCATACGTTCCATTGCAAATGGTTCGTGCAGTTGGTGAAAACAGCTTCCAGCCTAAAATCGGCTTTAAGACTCGTTACGGTATGGTTGCTAACCCGTTCGCTCGTGGCGGCGCTGCTGCTAACGATGGCGCATTGGTTGCTAATACCAACGTTTACTACCGTCGTGTAGCTATTACTAACTTGTTCTAGAGTTAAGTAAATAATAACAAGAGGGTAGGTTAACTACCCCATCTGTTATACCATTGGGGACCCTTTCGAGGGTCCCCTTTTTTATGCAAGAAAATTAAAGAAAAAAAAGAGCACCGAAGTGCTCTTTCTCAATTGCGCTACATTACTAGTTAAGACGCAAAGGTTCTAGAACAGCTTCTGCAAACTGCATGAATTCTTCACTCTTAGCAGCTTCTTGAGCTAAGTTAGACGCGTGATAAATTTTAGCAAGCTTAGCAAAGTCTTTCTTAGGTACAAGAGTATCCTCAAGAATCTTTTCTGCAATAGCTTTCATGTGATCTTTTTCAGCTTCAATACGTGTCATAGAGTTCGACATTTCTTTTAGTGCACCTTGAATTTGCTTACGGTGCTCTTCAGTAATTACTGTTGGTAGTGTGTGGTCGCTTGTATCTACAATGCTCATAATATATTTCCTTTTTTAAGTAAGTTTGCCGTCTTTACGTAGACCAGCCCTGATTTTAGTTGCGCTAATGTTGTGAATAACCGATCCAAGATTGTGTTCAGTAAATGTATACCCAACCCCTCTGCCGTAGCTAATATCAACAATATTAGGAACGCAAGTAATAATGTATTCGTAACCATTTGTATATCCTGCCTCAGCAAGTCCTGCTTCAATATTTTCAATCACTTGGATTTCTCCAAATGGGTTATCGGACTGATCTTGTGTTCTACCGGCGCCAGCATCTTGTCCTATGATGCCACCGACGTCTCTAACCATGATACAGACTTGACCAGACACTCCTAGAGCCCTTTTAAATAAAGCTGTATGACCGTCGTGCCAAGGCTGCCACCGCCCTAACATCTGAGTAGTGGGCTTCTGATAATCAAACAAAGCCTTATCGTGCATATCACTATCCTTCACTCTTGTTACCTCTCAATCCTATTTTTATATACGAATACCACACGCGTTCGTGTCCATAATACAAAACAAACTTAATAACTAAATCTGCCAAGAACAATGATCCAATAGCTTTAGGTGGTAATCCAAAATACCAAGCTATAAGCACTGTGGTAATACTAGCTATTATACGCCAAGTTACTGCTTTTGTCAAATGGCGAATCTTACTAACTTCACTCATTTTTGAACTTTATTGAGTTGTTTTAATTGAAACGATCTAATCACTTCAACAAGCTGCTTTTCTGTATCAGTAAACCATTCACTTACACAGTAGTCGTATTTATCAGGCTTTGTAAAGATTTTGTTTGTATCTTCAAAACGACCTTCTTTAATAGTATCCATCCAAATAGTATAATCTGGATCAAACGCGATACGTGCTTCTTCGGTAGGGCATACAAAATCTGTCACGACAGTTCTGCCTGCTTTAACTACACCATCACTTAGATGTCGCATGCGATTAGCTTGACGCATTCTACCTTCAGCACTGAAATCCCAGTCATCGTATTGTGTACGAACATCATCAGCGTTAATGTGTATAGCACCCATAAGCTTTGCTAGAGGTTTTGCTAAAGTAGTTTTACCACTACCCGGCAATCCAAAAATAAGTATTTTCATTTATTTTCCTTGTAGTAGGAGAAGGCTTACGCCATCTCCGCCATTTTAATTGCTACATCTAATGCTTCAACTTTACGTTTTGCATTCCCACCAAACCATGCAGAAGCCATGCGTGTATCCGCAGTACGACCTAGTTTGTGATCAGCCATATATGTAACTGCGTTGTACGCATTCCACCATGAACCTGGGCGGAAGTGATCACCTGGCTGGTTTTCTACATATTCCATTGCAGTTTCTGCAGTACGAGATAATACTTTATCATCACGGCTAGATTCTCCAAAGACTTTACCGAAGAATTTTTCAAGCTGTGCACGATCATATTGCTTAGATCCAAGAAACTCTGCAGCTTCTTTGAATTTTTCAACTTTGTTGTGTGAAAGACCAAGGATTTCTTTAACACTTTCTGGATTAAACACCGAACGGTGATTAACACGAACAGAAGGTTGTCCTGCTTCATTAAGTGCTACAGCCAAAGTGTTATTACATACAACACGTTCCATCACAAACTTGATGTCGATTGCTTTACCATACTGATGTGGGTTAGAGAATAACAAGTAACCTTTAACTTCATCACCATTAAACAATGAGAAACCATCTTTAACATCAGCTAACGCCCAAACAATTTGGCCGTCTTTAAGAGAGCCTGCAGTATCCATTTCCATGTCACCTGCACTTACAAAGTCAGCAAAGAAGTCAAAGGCTTCTGAGTTTTGTACTGGATTCCAGTTTGCACCAACTTGCGTAAGAATTTTACTGTCTGTTGATCGAACTAAAGCTTGTTGACCAGTTTTAAACGTATCGCCTTTGTGACGATATAGTGTGTCGATTTTTTCGACATTCCAATCAAGACCTGCAGCTTTCATCATTTCTTGTGGAGACATGTCGTCCGATACTGGAGTACCAAGACCATGCCAAGGCAAACCTTTAGATTCGCGGTAAGCCATTTGAGCAACGCCGTTTACAATTTCAAGTTCATGTGCCATGATATAATTTCCTTAGTTTGTGTTTGTATAGCTATTATAATTCATTTAAGAACATATGTCAACAGTTAATTTGGTTTAATTACAAATAAACATCAACTTGTTCAAATGTCGCAGATTTATCATAGCATCCAGATATTAACCATCCATCGAAGCTATCATAAAGATAAAGATATTCAGCACCGTGGTTACCACCAACTGTTAGATAATCCATTACAGAGCTATATTTAACTGCGTTATCTGCGTGTACAGAGTTTGTTCGTGATACATAATAATCTGCATCTAACGAAGAAAGATAACCACCTCTTGCAACTATTTGAGCATCGTACATTGTGTCGTAAGATGTACGTAGCATTCTACCAACTCCTTCTGCGTATCCATCATAGTGGCAATAAGAAGCAGTAACTGTGCCATCATCTTCCAAAATTCCGATCATTGCTGAAGTACCCATAATGTAAAACCTTTGTCGTTGCTTGATTTGATAAGACTATTATAACAAGAATGAATGTTCGTGTCAACAGTTAATTTGTAATTAAATCAAATTAAGTTGCAATAATGTTTGAGCTGTTTTAATAGCAGTATTAACATTGAACTCTTTAAGGCTTGCAGAATACGCGATATCACCTTCTGAGTTATACAAGTTGAAAATAACAACTTCTTTGCTTTCTTCAAGAGAATATTCACGTAGATCTGGATTTTTATATTCGACGTGACACTGAAGTAGCTGGCTATGCTTTAACTCATAACCAAGTGAAGGGCATGTGTCATTCTTGTATGATATATCAGCAAATTCAACACTAATTTCACTTTGTAGAGCAGTTAAAAGCTCAGCCATAAATTCATTGTTGTCAAAGTCTGGATGGGTTTGGTTATTCATAATATACACTCTTCGTTACTTGATTTGATAAGACTATTATAACAAGAATGAATGTTGATGTCAACAGTTAATTTGATTTAATTACAAATAATTTATGCCTAAGTAATTGGCTATCTTAGTCTTCAACCAAGTCTTCTTTGGGACTCTGAGGTGAATTCCTACATCATCCACCCTAGTACTCTCTTCACCATCTGAGTTTGATATTGTTAAATACGACGACAATGTAGTATTGCCCCAATTACCATCTGGAGCAAGAGTGAAATCGCCGGCGATCGAGGTGCAATAAAGTTTGGGTTCTGGTAGTGGAAAGTCAAATGATAGTTGTTCTGGATCTATATCATAAAATCTAAATGACTGTTGCATGAGTAACTCCTTTAATGTACTAATTGACTTGGATACGGTATTTCATCTATCATATCCCATGCGTATTCACCATAACCAGATTTAACTATAGATATGGTGTCTACATAAGGTCCTTCAAGCTCATCATGTACTTCAGCTACAAAAGCTTCTGGATACCTTTCTTTAATGTAAACATCCATGTAGTAGTACGCATCTGATTTCTTAAAGAAACCAACTGCTTTGGTAATACCTAACATGTTATTAGTAGAAAACAAAGCAATAAGGCGTCTATCATCGACCTTAGCATCCATGAAATTTACGTCTTCATTCTTTGCGGTTCCGAGGAATATTCCATCTTCTGGATCGATAATGATATATTTTTTATTACTCTGCATAATGTTTAAGCAGCTCTACTTGACCTTTGTCGTCTAGTTTTGTTCTGATGTATTCATCTTTGATTAGACGATCAACTGTTGCTTCGATTATACGTGCAGTTGTTTTAGCAGAAGATCGTCTTTCCATAACTCTGCCAACTATTGTAAAAATAACAGCAGTAATTAATAACCATATTTCTGTACTCATAATGCTAATTCTCCTTTAAAGCCTTCCCACCAAAATGGTGCTTCGCGGCCTTTTGCCCACTTTGCAAACCCCTTAGTAAAGTGGTAATAATTGCGATACGCTTGTACTGCATTGCCTTCTACCTTACATTCTGGAAATTGATTCATGGCTTGTGGAAACTCAGTTAGGCCAATATCTGGAATATTTTTTGGTGCAACAGCAAGGATGTTATGAAGCTTTGTATAGGAAAGATGTTCCTTACCAAAGCGATAGACAAACTCACTACAAAGCTCTAAGAAGTGCGTGTAGTGCCATTCGTAGTTAGCCTTAGTTTCCATAGACCATACAGTACAAGGGTGGTAGTGGTGTACTGCGTTGTATAGAACACCATCTAGATCGGCATTGTTGTGCACATATGCTTTAACCATGCGCTTGCCAGATTTAGAAGGCCGTTTTTCCATATAGCCGTCAAGCATTCGATGAGAAGTAGAAAGCATTTGTGCTGCTTCTACAATCATTTTTGGAATGTGTTTATCACACATCATACGTGCTGATTCTTGAGGGCATTCAGATAATACGAATAAATTCAATCTACAATCTCCATTAAACCTTCATCAGTAGCTTCTTCCCAAACGTGGGCAAAGTACGAACCAAATTTTAGTACGAATTCTTTGTAAGACATTTCAGTTGCTTGTTCTTGCATTTCAAAAACGTATTGACTCATTTTGCTCATTAGTTTACCCAAACATGATTAAATTTAGTAGGAAGGTTTTCACAAGAATATTTATCGCCTTCAGCATAGTTCAAAACTTTAATGCACTCAGAAGTTGAATAGCTGTAATGAACATCAGGAATAGACATAGCGTCTAAGATAAGACTCATTCCTAACCATCCAAGTAATAAGCCAATTGCGATAGAAGTAATAGTTTTCATAATGATGTACCTGTTAGTTGATTTGTTAATACTATTATAACAAGAATGAATTCTGTTGTCAACAGTTAATTCACTTTAATTTCAAGTTTTTATAATTCATATCCTAAAATTTCGCGTACAAAATCTGTACCAAGATCTGCGTGAAAAGCAATTACTATAACTTCACGAGGCTCAGTGTCTAAGTTTGAAACGTGCTCTGCTAATCCTTCGGCATCTGCTTCGCGGAACAATCTAACCGCTGTTTTAAAATCTTCGTGATCAGTTGTATATAGCTCACTTAGGTCTTCAGTTTCATCAGCAAAACCTGCATAGTTTGCAATGATATCTTCGACGTTTGGTAGTGGTGATTCGATCCAAAAAGATGTAGCAGTCATGAGTAGTTCCTTTTTTGATTTACTTTATACTTCATTATAAAACATAAAAAAAGTAATGTCAACTGTTAAATCAACATTACTTTAAGTTTTTTATGATTCGACGATCATTGTTTTTAATTCAAATTCATCCAACTCAAAGTTAGAGAAATCTACTATTAGATTTTTTAAAGGTTTGTAAGTATCGCAAGAGAATTCATATATTGGGTTGCCACCTGCGGGACCGTGTTCCGTGATAAGCGATGCCAAACAATCAAATTGATTAGCGAATTCAATTACTTCTTTTAAAGTTGCTGTGTGTGATACATCAAGTTGAACTGAAAAAGTCATATAGGTATTCCTTAATTAAAGTTAATCATATCATTGCTGATTTGATGAGACTATTATAACAAGAACGAATGTTAATGTCAACAGTTAATTCACTTTAATTTCAAGTTAATTTATACTTTGTACATTTCTTTGTATTTTTTGCGAACTGATAGGAAATGATCAAGGTAATCAAAAGTATTGATCTTAAACACTTGAGGTTCATGTCCGTCCACTGC